CAACCTTTACCGCCTTCTTCAGCTTCAAGTAGTTCAAGGCGTGTTGCACCTTCATCTGTTGCGCCTTCCACTGACACTATGGACGCTATGGGTATTGATCCCACAGTTGCGCCTTCCGTAACACTTGAAGGTATGGGTATAGACCCTGCTAACATTAGGACTGAGGAAGATTTGCGGCGTGACAGGGAAAAGTATAAAACTCCCGGCGTTGGTGACGTAGCAACTGCTGAAATTGCTAAAAGATTCAATGATATTTATGAGAGCAATCAGCAGCCAAATGTTGGTGGAGATTCTGCAACATATCAAGATGCTGATGGGAATTACCGAAACCCCGTTCCAAACGAAGTTAGTTTTCCCGCTGAAGGCGGTGTGTTAAATCGTGATGATGTTATAGCTTACAAACGCGGCATTCTTTCTGGCGAACCCACTGTTGCTTCCGCCGACCCAGCCCAGCCTGTTCCTGCTGCTACTGCTACCGCTACTGCTGTTTCAGATAGTTCTGGTGGTCCTGCGCCTAAGTCAAACTTTGACTTTGACTTTCCAAACACAGGGGAAACTGATGAGGTATTCATTGATCCCACTGACAGCAAAATGTATTTCAAGGACAGGTTTGAACCTAACGCTCCGACACGGGCCTTTGAGAGCTTAATCAAGGCTTTGAGTTTTGGCGCGATTGATTTGGGTGAAATTAGCGCCAAACAGCGTGAAAAGGGCTTTGAGGCTTACAAGAAAACGCAGACTTTGGCTTATGATGAAAAGGGCCGTGTTATTGGCGTAAAAGACCCTGATGGCAAGACTATTCTGCTAGGGCCACAGCCGCAGGATGACGAAGACACAGGCGGCGACGATGATGGTTGCCCCCCCGGTTTTCGCAGGGTTAACGGCGTGTGTATGCCTATTCGGCGCGTTGCGCAGAATCCTGCCACAGCGATTTCTGATTCTATTTCTTCAGCCACGTTGCCTAGCACGTTGCGCCCTATCGTTCGCGATGTTGTTGACGATGAGGATGAGGAAGAGGAAACATCTGACGTTGGTGGCTTGACCATTCGCCGTCCTAGTTACTTTGCGGGTGGCGGCGCTGTTAGTGACGGTATGGGTTCTGCGATTGATAACTTTCTGTCTTCTATGGGTGGAAATGTAAAAAAAAAATCTGATGTAGCGCCAGTTGGCATGGCCCGTGGTGGTTATGTTGATATGCAGACGGAAAGTGGTTCAACTGTTAAGGATGGATTTGGCAATCCTGTAAGAACTCGCGTAAGTACACCGTCCATGAGCGATAATGAAAAGGACGAAAGAAACTTTTCGTATGATCCTTTTCCTGATGATGTTTACGGCAGAGGCGGCAGGGGTGTAGGTAACGATCCCGTTGCTCCCGATAATACTGACTATTCCAGTTCCACACTAAGTGGTTCAGGGTCGTACTTTGCACCAGAGCCAGAACCCGATAACATAGTACAGCGTTCTTTGCGCCCACAGCTACGGCCTGCTTCGTTTCTTAATGAGAGCTTTGGTGCCAGAAGACAGCGGTTAGCTGGTGGCCCTAATGTTTTTGATGGCGCTGGTCCTTCTTATGATGTTGCAGGGTTAAAAATTGTTAATGATGCAGGTTACGATCCTTATGTAAGCAATGCGATTAGCAGCGTTCAAGACTACTTCAACGATGGTTCTGTTGGGCCTACGATGCAGAACGCTGCGGCTTTAAGTATACCAACCCCTTCGCCTATGCCAATTTCAGTAATTCCAAGTTTAAGTAACCAGACGCTGAAAAATCGCGGGTACAGCCCTATTCAGCATAGCCCGTTATATGAAGAAGAGTTTGGTTACACCCCTGAAGAAAGCATTTTTAATGATTTTTCTTTAAACTTACAACAGAATCAACTCACCGAAGATGAAATAGAACAGATGCGAATACGCGCTAGTAACCGCGCTAGAAAAGGCATTTTGAGCGACCCATATACAACTCACGGATTGGGTGTAGATTACGCTGAACCCAAGCTATCTCCGGGCCTGTACGTTGATCCTGAAACTGGCAAACGGTCTACTACTATGTCTTACCGAGACCAAGCCTCTAAAGATGAAGCTATGAACGCTTTGAGGCTTATAGGTGGTACTGATGCACAAAAGGATGGGGACGCAAACACTAATGAACTTAGAGCTATTGCTGCAAGAAAATTAGTTGATATGGGTGTACCTAACAAGTTGCTTGGTGTTGCTACTGGATATTTAGACGCTACTCCCTATGGGGCTGGCACGGCACTTTTTGATGCTTATGACAGTAGTAAAGACACGGTAGGTTCTCTTGCTGAAGGTGATTTAAAGGGTGCTGGTAGAAACGCGGCAATAACAGGATTGAATTTATTAGGCGGGGTTCCCGGCGCTTTGCAGGCAGGAAGTTTGGCAAGGTCTGGTATTCGTGCTGGAACTAACAAAGCCGACGATTTTTTTAGGCAGAAGTTTTATAATTTTCAAGCTCAGAGAAATGCTATGGCTGACGTAGTTCCCTCTACTCTTACGCCTTACAGAAGCCAAAACGTCATTTCTACCAATGTAAATTCCAAAGTTCTTCAAAGAAATAGAGCAAAAGATGCTATGAACATACGGGCAGCGCAAGCTGCGTATGCAAACGGTGTACCAGAGCAGGCTATACTAAATAACTACGGAGTATCAGTTTACAGGCAAACTGATGTTAACGGACAAGTGGAACGTGTGCGCTTTGCTCACGCCGAACCTATAAATTCTGTAAATGATGTGGATGTTTCAAAAGTAACGGAGGCTGGCGTTCCTATTTCTCAAGCAATTAAATATCCAAATAATTCCCGTGCGTCAGTTCCACCAAACAGAATACAGGGAATGAACACAATTAGACTTACGGAATTGACTGACGATGAAATTGCTTATGGGGTCGGTGGCATGGCAGCTAAAAATCCCACAGGACCGGGTGGTTACATTACTGTGGGTAGACCAAGAGACCCAATTTCAGGAATATTAAGACCCTTATCGCAGGGATACAAGCCATTATTGTTGCACGAAGTTGAGCATATAAAACAATATGACTCTTTTGCAAACACAAGCGATTTTGGACCGCGAGGTGGACCTTCTGGTTATTATGACTTTAAAAAACGAAAGTTAAATCAAATAAACAAACAGTTAAAAGACTCAAGCCTTACGGCAAATAATAGGGCTGATTTAATAGCTACGAGAGACGCTTTTAAAAATATGTCAGCAAGCGAAATGTATAATAATTCTGTAAAGGAATTAAAGGCTAAAGGTGCAGAACTTGGAAAGTTTGATCCAGCTTCTGGAAGAGGACCTATGGCGGTAAAGACTTTAAGTCCTTTAGAGATTATCAACCCTTACGAAAAAATATATGGACTTAACACTTTTAGTAAAAGGTTGAATGCGGCATTGGGTTCTAAACTTCCCAGCCAAAACACTGCTATTTCAATAAGCAATACGTTAGAAAATACTGCAATAGCTCTTAGAAAAAAAGGCTACAGCAATCAAAGAATTGATGAAATTATTGGTAATCTTTCCAGAAAGTTAAAAGAAAAGTCTATTCAAAGCTCGGTAGAAAAAAACATGCAGGCAAAAATAAGCGATGAAAATACTATGGGTGATATTTTTGATGCTAGACGAACTGTTGATTTGCCTGCTTATAACAGACCGCTTAATGAAAGCATAAAATGAACGACTTAAATAACTTCGCGCAATATCTAACTGAAGAAGAGTTAGCGACAGTCGCTCCCATGTTGGAGCGGCTTTCGACGTTAGAAGACCGCGATGATCGTAGCCAAAATTATATGTCGTTTGTTAAGCACGTTTGGCCCCAGTTTATTGAGGGCAGACACCACAAGATTTACGCGGAAAAACTACAGGCCGTAGCTGACGGTAAGTTAAAGCGTTTAATCATTAACATGCCGCCCAGACATACGAAGTCTGAGTTCGCCAGTTATTTATTTCCAACGTGGTTAATGGGCAGAAGACCTGACCTAAAAATTATTCAGGCAACGCACACGGCTGAGTTGGCGGTTGGCTTTGGTCGTAAGATTAAAAACCTAATTGAGACTGAAGAGTTTAAGGACGTATTTCCCACGGTTAGCTTGGCCCCTGACGCAAAGGCTAGTGGTCGTTGGAGTACCAGCGGCGGTGGTGAGTATTACGCGGTTGGTGTTGGCGGCGCGTTGGCTGGTCGTGGCGCTGATTTGGCTATTATTGATGACCCTGTATCAGAGCAAGACGCGCTAAGTACGACTGCGCTGGATCACATTTACGATTGGTACACTTCTGGCCCTAGACAGCGTTTACAGCCGGGTGGTGCGATTATTATTGTTATGACCCGCTGGTCTATTCGTGACTTAACAGCGAAGGTTTTGGCAAAGCAGGGCGAAAAGGGCGCTGACAAGTGGGATATTGTTGAGTTCCCAGCAATCATGCCGTCTGGTGAACCTCTGTGGCCTGAGTATTGGAGCTTAGACGAACTTAACAGCGTAAAGGCGTCTATTCCTGTAGCCAAGTGGAATGCCCAGTATATGCAGAACCCTACTGCTGAAGAGGGTGCGATTATTAAGCGTGAATGGTGGAATATCTGGGAAAAAGAAGACCCACCAACATGTTCGTACATTATTCAGAGTTACGATACGGCGTTTAGTAAGGGTGATCGTGCTGACTACAGCGCCATTACGACTTGGGGCATATTCCTTGAGGAAGAAACCGACGAAGAACACATTATTTTGTTAGACGCGGTAAAGGGCCGTTGGGAATTTCCTGAATTAAAGGAACAGGCCAACATTATGTATAAAGAATACGATCCTGACATGGTGTTGATAGAACAAAAGGGTTCTGGAATGCCGTTGACGCAGGAATTGCGCCGTATGGGAATACCTGTTACGCCGTTCACACCTAGCAGGGGCGCTGATAAGTTTACACGTATGCACTCTTGCGCACCTGTGTTTGAAAGCGGCATTGTGTGGTGTCCTGAGACTAACTTTGCTGACGAAGTTATGGAAGAATGTGCTGCTTTTCCGAATGGCGAACATGATGACTTGGCGGATTCGATGACACAGGCTATACTGCGATTTAGACAAGGTGGTTTCATTGTGACCAAAACTGACTACAATGATGAAGACGAATACAGCTACAGTAAACGCAGAGAATATTATTAGGGGATGATTGATGGGTAAACTTACAACGACAGAAACTAGAGGCGGCGCACAACAGTACACACGTGGCGGTGGCGAAGGTGAACAAAGCAAAATGCACACTGCACTAGCTGCAAAAACTAAAAATACTACTATAGCTAAAGAAATTTTGGCTGCTCAGTTGGACCGAGATTTAAAAAAGCAATTTGTAGAAAAATATGGGCTAACTCCTAATAAAGCAGAAGCTATGATGGGTGCTGCTTTTGCAGGTGCAGGTAAATACGGATCAGGTCAGTTAGAAGATTTTTATCAAGGTAGAGTAAGCAAAGAACCAAAAGTTCAAAACAAATTAGGTAATAAAAAACCAACACGATCTAAGGCAGATCGACCGGGAAAAGGTAGTGATGAACCTATTACCAAAACCAAAGCGGCACGATATAAGCACGGTGGCGCTGTTATGAATGGCCGTGGTGGTTCATTTAAAGGAGTAAGATAATGAAGAATCCTAGCAAAAAACAAGTTGGCCTTAAAAAACTACCTGAAGATGTTCGCAACAACATGGGTTACTTTGCCAACGGCGGTAGTGTCGAAGTCGATGGCGTAATGCAGGAGCATTATGTAGAGCCTGTTGAGGCTTCTACTGCTGAAGACCACACAGGGTTTTCCCGTGGCGGTGGAGCGGCATTGCGCGGCACAAGATTCCGTGGTGTAAAATAATGCCAAAGATTACAATAGATGTTGATATGTCCTACAAAGACTATTTCTTGCAACCAGATGAAGCTGTTGTAATCGAAGATGTTGAGGGCGAAGAAGCTGTTAACGAAGTTGCAATTACCTGTCCTACGTGTGGCGCGGTAATGGCTGAAGAGGTTGAGGCAGATTAGGTTGGCGTTCCGCGCACCTCCCAACGGGTTACGTCAGCGGCTCCCAGTTTCTGTCCTTTCATTGGTAGAGCTTTTCTGCCTCAACGCTACAATAGGAAAGTAATATGGCTTTTATAGATCGTGATTCTGGACCGGGTGGCATTCCTGAAATGCCTATGTTGCCTGAAAATGATGTTATGGCAAATATTACTGAATTGCCGCAGCAACCCGGAGTATTTGAGTTTGATGACGGCAGTGCTGTAGTAGGTGATTATGACGATGGAATGGGAGTTGTTCCAGAAGTTGCTTTTGATGGAAATTTGGCTGATGTTATTGATTCTGCCATTCTTGGGCGTATTGCTTCTGATTTGGTTGGCTATATTGATGATGACTTATCGTCCCGCCAAGATTGGGAAGACACGTATAAGCAGGGACTAGAGTTCTTAGGCATGAAGACCGAAGAACGGACTGAGCCTTTTGAGGGTTCGTCAGGCGTTATTCACCCGTTGCTTGCTGAAAGCGTAACGCAGTTTCAAGCGCAGGCGTACCGTGAGTTATTGCCAGCAAATGGACCTGTTAGAACGCAGGTTATTGGCGCACAAAGCGAAATGCTGGTTAAGCAGGCAGAGCGCGTTAAAGACTACATGAATTACCAGATTACTTATGAAATGGAAGAATACGATCCTGAGTTAGACCAGATGCTGTTCTATCTCCCTGTGATTGGCTCTACATTTAAGAAAGTTTACCGTGATCCACTAAAGCAACGCGCTGTTAGTAACTTCATTCACGCTGAAGACCTAATTGTGCCTTATGGCGCTACTGACTTGGCAACTTCTCCACGTATTACGCACCGCATTACGATGGATTCCAACGAAGTTAGAAAGCTACAGCTTGCTGGCTTTTACAGTGACATAGACATTCCGACTGACGGCACTTTAGACGATCAAATGGATGAAGTACAAGAGTCAATTGACGATATACAGGGTATCCACCCTTCTAACTCTTCAACAGACCTGACGTTATATGAGGTCCACACTGACTTAGACGTTGAAGGCTTTGAAGACATTGGCATGGACGGTGAGCCGACAGGTTTAAAGTTACCGTACATTGTTACCATTCTGGAAGACACGAACGAAATACTGTCTGTTCGCCGTAATTACCCAGAAGACGATCCTATGAAACGTGCGCAGAAATACTTTGTGCATTACAAGTTTTTGCCCGGTTTGGGCTTTTACGGCTTGGGTCTAACGCACATGATTGGTGGCTTGGCTATGGCTTCTACGTCAATCCTGCGCCAGCTTATTGACGCGGGTACATTGGCTAACCTGCCAGCGGGTTTTAAGGCCCGTGGAGCGCGTATTCGTGACGAAGACAGCCCGATACAGCCCGGAGAGTTTCGTGACATTGACGTAGTTGGTCAGACGCTACAGGCGTCATTGATGCCACTGCCGTTTAAAGAGCCTTCAGCCACTCTATACAATCTTTTGGGTACTTTGGTGGACGCTGGACGTAGGTTTGCGTCTATGGCGGATATGAAGGTTGGTGAGATGAGCGGTGAAACGCCCGTTGGCACCACTATGGCGATTATGGAACGCGGCACAAAGGTTATGTCCGCGATACACAAGCGCCTGCACTATTCGCAGAAGATGGAATTTAAACTTCTATCGAAAATATTTGCCCAAGACATAGCGCCATACCCTTATATGGTATCACAGCAGTTTGGACCTGAGATAAAAGCGCAAGACTTTGACCAGCGTGTTGATGTTTTGCCCGTATCAGACCCGAACATCTTTTCTATGTCGCAACGGATTGCGTTAGCGCAGAGCGAGTTGCAGCTAGTACAGTCTAATCCAGAAATACACGGCGGTCCTATGGGGCTGTATCAAGCGTACCGCAAAATGTATGAGGCTTTGGGCGTTACAAACATTGATGCCATTCTACCGCCACCCCCACCGCCCCCACCGCCTGCTAATGCTGCTAAAGAAAACCAGAACGCGCTTATGGGCGTTCCGCTGCAAGCATTCCCAGAGCAAGACCATCAGGCCCACATAGAGGCTCACATGGCGGTCATGGCTACGCCAGCTATGCAGCTTAACCCCGCGTCTATCGTGGCCTTACAGGGCCATATACAGGAGCATATAGGGCTTATGG